CTTTTATGTCGGACACCAATTTTTCAGATTTTTAAAGGGTGTCAAAATGAACTAGAAGGAGGTGAGGCGAACTTGGTTAAAAATCCATTTTATAAACAAAATAAAGGGCGTTTACCGAGTGACCCACCAAACTATCTAGGACAGGTAGCTAGGGAGGTTTGGCGCAAAGTCGTTCCGTTTTTAGAAGGAACAGGCAAGGTCGAGCGCATAGATACGTTCTTGGTGGAATCTTATTGCACTAACTACGAGATCTACAAGATGGCTTACGAAGACGTCAAGCTAAACGGCATCCAGCAGGAAATCACAAAGCTTGTACAGGCGCAGGGAAGCGGTGAGATTTTAGGCGAGCAGTCGCTTGGCTTTAAAAAGAATCCAGCGGTTGCAACGATGAAGGATGCAACAACTACGCTGAATCAAATAGCCATGCAACTAGGTCTTACGCCAAAAGGCAGGGCAGAGTTGCTGACGATTGCTGATAGTAGCAAACCTGAAAAATCGACTGCTGAAATGATGCAGGACTTTTTAAACAGTTAAAAAGATGAGGAATTTATTTCCCCATCTCTTTTTATTAGAAGGGGGGTGATTTAAAAAGTGGAAACTAAACAAATAACGAATAAAACAATAACAAAGATATATCAAGACAGTGACTTTTCGGAAGTTAGAGAAAAATATCAAGACCCGGGGACTAAATACGCTTTTGATGTGATGGATGGGAAAACACAAGCTGGTTACATGATGCAACTTGCTTGTCTAAGGCACTTGAGAGACTTAAAACATCAAGGGAATTCCGGTTTTCCTTATCGTTACGACTTGGCAGAAGCTGGTAAAGTGCTTAAGTTTGCTAAAATCTGTCCAAACGTTGACACGGGACAGCCAACAGCGCTTATGCCGTGGCAAGAGTTTTTGCTTAGTCAATCTTTTGGCTGGCGCAATGAAACGGGTGGCAAACGCTTTTCACAGGTCATTGTATCTGTTGGTCGTACTCAAGGGAAAACGTACATTCAGGCTATTTCTATGTGTTTCTCTTACCTTTTCGAAGGACTTGGACTATCTAACCAAGATTATCTGGTAAGCTCAATCAACTTCAAGCAGACTATGAAGTTAATGGGCTATATTAAGAATATGCTTAAACAGATAATCACCAAAGAACCTTTTAAGTCTCTAGCTGAAGAGTTGGACTTATCTATCCAGTCAGAACAAGTCATTATGAGAACGAATAACAACGTTTTAAGGGCTATATCTTCCGAAAGCGGTAACTATGATGGATTCCACTTTACTTGACCAATGCGATTATGGATGAGTCGGGTGATTTGAAAGACCGAACGAGCATTTCTAAAATCGTTTCTGGGCAGGTTAAAATTCCAAACCGACAATTTATTCAAATTTCCACTGCCTATCCAAACCCCACTTCGCCATTAAGACACGATGAACGGATGATGCAAGGGATTATGGAGCGTGACGACAGGGCTGGTGATACTCAATTGTGCCTCGTTTGGTCGCAGGATAGCATAGATGAGATTTATATGCCTGAAACATGGAGCAAGTCGAACCCCTTATTAGACCTTGAAAGCGAACACGATACGCTTTTAAAAGGTCTTATGGATAAGAGAGACGCTGACCTTTTATCTGGAAATATCAACGATTTTATAATCAAGAATATGAACCTTTGGGGCGAACAAGATGAAAACAGCTTCTTAAAGCTGGAAGACATCGAGCGCTCGGTCATTTCTGATTTTGATATACGTGGCAGACGTGCTTATGTCGGACTGGATGCGTCTATGTTCAGTGATAACACGGCTATTGGTTTTGTTTACCCCTACGTTGCTGAAGATGGCGGTCAGAAATGGCACATCGAACAGCATAGTTTCATCCCCTGGCAACAAGCGGGCTCACTTGAAGCCAAAGAAAAACAAGATGGCGTCAACTATCGAGACTTGGGAACCAAGGGTTTTTGTACGATTACCAGTCACCCACAAGGGCTAATCAATCCAGAGGAAGTTTACCGTTGGTTTTGTGAGTATGTAGAAGACAATCAGCTTGATGTGGTCTTCTTCGGCTATGACGCTATGGGGGTTTCAAAGCTTATCAAAGCCTTGGAATCTAACACTAGCTTCCCACTTATGCCGATTAGACAACGTACAAGCGAGCTGAAAGACCCTACAAAATTCCTTCAAACGCTATTTATCGAAGGCAATATTACCCGTTTAGATGATGAAATCATGCGAAAAGCCTTGATAAATGCGGTAATTAAAGAGGATAACATCGGTATTCAAGTCGACAAAATGAAATCGACCTATAAAATCGACGTCGTGGATGCTCTTATCGATGCGTTTTATGACGGCATGTATGCTTTTGAAGACTACGCTATCACTAATAATCCAACGTGGAAGGTAGAACACATGAGTCAAGAAGCCGTTTTGAACTGGCTAAAAAACCCAGATAGTGGGCTATTAGAGGAGTATTAATACATGATTTTGAAGTTTTTTAAGGCAATTTGGGCTATTTTTGACATTTTGATGTTCATTTTAGCTGCAATTTCGCTTAATCTGACTACTTATAACCTTGGTTATGTGTGGTTCGGTATCAGTATGACCATTACATTCGTACTAGCAGGTTTAATTAGTGAGCTAGCCGCTAAGAAAGGCTAGAAAGGAGGTGATAATAATTGCCGATATTTAATATAGCTACCGAAAGCCCACCGAGTAATCAAGGGGGCTTTTTTGATATCACTGATCCAGAGTTTTTAGCTACCTTGAATGGTAGTGAGTGGGTTTCGGCTGAAACTGCTCTTAAAAACTCGGACCTATTCTCTATTATCAGTCAGCTATCTAATGACCTTGCGACTGCTAGGCTAACGACTAGCCGAAAACAAATGCAAGGGATTGTGGACAACCCGTCTAACAATGCTAACCGCTTTAACTTTTACCAGTCTATCTTTGCTCAAATGCTATTGGGTGGTGAAGCCTTTGCTTATCGATGGCGTAACGACAACGGGCGTGATATGAAGTGGGAGTATTTGAGACCGTCTCAAGTTTCTTTCAACCGATTGGACAATCAGAATGGTCTTTATTACAACATAACATTCGATGACCCACGCATTCCGCCAAAACAACACGTTCCACAAAGCGATATCTTACACTTCAGATTGCTATCCGTGGATGGTGGTCTGACAAGCGTAAGTCCGTTGATGGCTCTTGGTAGAGAACTGGATATTCAAAAAGCTAGTGATAAGCTAACGCTTAATTCCCTTAAGAATGCCCTCAATGCCAATGGTATTTTGAAAATCAAGGGCGGTGGTTTGCTCGATTTCAAAACCAAGGTCTCACGTTCACGACAAGCGATGAAGCAAATGCAAGGCGGTCCGTTGGTACTGGATGATTTAGAGGATTTCACACCTCTTGAAATCAAATCCAATGTGGCCCAACTACTTAAGCAAGCGGACTGGACGACCGGACAATTTGCCAAAGTTTACGGTATCCCAGAAAACGTAGTCGGCGGACAAGGTGACCAACAATCATCACTAGAAATGAGTTCCAACGTGTATTCTAAAGCAGTTGCACGCTACTTAAGACCGTTTCTTAGTGAGTTGTCTCAAAAACTTTCATGCGATGTGGATGCGGATATTTTCCCAGCGGTTGACCCGACTGGTGCTAACTATATCAGCCGTATCAATAGCATGGTTAAAAGTGGCACACTCGCACAAAATCAAGGCTTGTATATTTTGCAACAAGCTGAAATTCTACCTAAAGAGTTGCCAGAGGGTAAGAACCCTAACCGTACCACATTGAAAGGAGGTGAGATAAATGGGCAAGATTGACATTAAAGGCGATATTGTAAGTGATGATGCTGGTGCTTTCTACGAGTATTTTGGCATGTCTAGTACCTATCCTAAACTGGTACAGGATGCCATTGCTAATGATGAAGACGAAGAAATCACGCTTAATATAGCGTCTAATGGTGGTGATGTGTTTGCAGCTAGCGAAATCTATACAATGCTTAAGGCGAGTGGCAAGCGTATTGTGGTTAATGTGCAGGGCCTTGCGGCTAGTGCTGCGAGTGTCATTTCTATGGCTGGTGATACCGTGCGTATCAGTCCAACGGCACATATTATGATTCACAAAGCGTCTACTGGCATCGTTGGTAACAGCGACGACCTAGAGCACCAATCAGCGGTCTTAAATAGCATTGATGAATCCATAGCTTTGGCTTATGAAATGAAGACTGGTCTTAAACAACCGGAATTACTTGATCTCATGGCAAAAGAAACATGGCTTAATGCGAAAACTGCCGTTGATAAAGGCTTTGCGGATGAAATCATGTTCTTCGATAACGATGAAGAAGAAATCATGGTTACTAATGCCGTACATCAACTACCAAGCAAATCAGCAATCACTAAATTTAAGAATATGATTGCTACACCAAAGACCAATTCATTGCGTGAGCAGAAATTGGCTATTTTACTTGAAAAATGAAAGGAAGATGATTGATGAAAACATCAAACGAATTGCATGACCTTTGGGTTGCACAAGGCGACAAGGTCGAAAATCTTAATGAAAAACTTAACGTAGCTATGCTTGATGATTCAGTTACCGCTGAAGAATTGCAAGCAATCAAAAACGAACGTGACACTGCAAAAATGAAACGTGATATGTTCAAAGAGCAGTATACTGAAGCTCGTGCCAGTGAAGTAGCTAACATGACTGAAGAAGACAAGAAACCTTTGACTGAAAACGAAGAAGAAGTTAAAGCTAACTTTGTTAAAGACTTCAAAAACCTCGTTCGTGGTCGCTACCAAAACTTGCTTGATTCTAAAACAGACGCATCTGGTTCTGACGCTGGCTTGACTATCCCTCAAGATATCCGTACAGCTATCAATACTTTGGTCCGTCAATATGACTCATTGCAAGAATATGTAAACGTTGAAAACGTAACTACTCTTACTGGTTCTCGTGTTTACGAAAAATGGGCTGAAATCACTGGCCTTTCTAAACTCGATGATGAAGCTGGTCAAATCGGCGCTAATGATGATCCAAAACTTTCACTTATTCGCTACGCTATCAAACGCTACGCTGGTATCTCAACAGTAACTAACAGCTTGCTTGCTGATTCTGCCGAAAACATCCTTGCATGGTTGTCTGGTTGGATCGCGAAAAAAGTTGTTGTTACTCGTAACAAAGCGATTTTGGAAGTTATCGCTACACTCCCAACCAAACCAACATTGGCTAAATGGGACGATATCATCGACCTCGAAGCTAAAGTTGACCCAGCAATCAAACAAACTTCATTCTTCTTGACTAACACTTCAGGCTTCACTGCCCTTAAGAAAGTTAAGAATGCTATGGGTGACTACCTCATGGAACGTGATGTGAAATCACCAACTAGTTACTCAATCGATGGTTTCGCAGTTAAAGAAGTTTCTGACCGCTGGCTTGCTAACGGTACTGGTGGAGCTATGCCATTGTACTTCGGCGACTTGAAACAAGCGGTAACATTGTTTGACCGTCAACACTTGTCATTGCTCTCTACTAACATCGGTGGTGGAGCGTTTGAAACTGACACGACTAAAGTACGTGTTATTGACCGCTTTGATGTTGTTAAAACTGATGAAGAAGCATTTGTGCCAGCATCGTTTAAAGCGATTGCTGACCAAAAAGCTAATCTTACTGCTGGAGCTTAATTAGGAGGTAAGTAATGAGTGTATCTAAGGAAACTATCATGCAGACCCTCAATCTGGATGAGACAGACGACACTGCACTCATTCCAGCTTACATTGAATCGGCTCAACAGTACATTATCAATGCCGTTGGTAGTGATAAGAAATTCTACGACCTTGATAGCGTAGAATCTCTATACGACACGGCTGTAATAGCCCTCACAAGCTCATATTTCACCTATAGAGTGGCTTTGACGGACACGGTGACTTATCCTGTCAATCTCACTTTAAATAGCATAATCGGGCAATTAAGGGGCTTATACGCAACGTATAGTGAAGAAAGAGGTGACTAATGCCTAAAGTTAGATATTTACCCTCAGACTTTCGTTTCAAAGCTGATTTTGGGACATACCAAAGCACACCCAATAAATTTACGGGCGTGAGCGTGCCGAAATTCGTGAAACAGTTTACGTTGCACTATAAGCCCCACACTCGCACACTCAATCAAGAGTATCTGGCCCAACAAAATGGCGAAAGTGATACAAGAGTTATCGTTATTCGCCACAATGCCAAAGTGGTAGAAGGTCAAGTCGCTGTTTTAAACGGCACTCAGTATGATATTGTGCGTGTCAGTCCGAACGAAAACTTTGGGCTTAATCGCTATGACTTTCTGACGTTGAGAAAGCATAAGAAAGTTGGGTGATGGCTATGGTAGGGCTTGATAAAGCACTAGAGGGTTGGCTTGAAACAGTCGCTAGCATTGGCGATTTAACACCAGCGGAACAAGCTAAAATTACTACCGCTGGTGCGAAAGTGTTTCAAAAAGAGTTGGAAGAAGTGACTCGTGAGAAACACTACTCAAACAAGAAAGATTTGAAGTATGGACACATGGCTGACGGTTTATCTGTCCAATCCACGAATGCGGACGGCAGAAAAAACGGTGTGGCAACCGTAGGCTGGAAAAACAATTACCATGCCCAAAATGCTAGACGATTAAATGACGGCACGAAAAAATACCGTGCTGATCATTTCGTTACCAATGTCCAAAACGATAGCGCTGTTCAAAGGAAAGTGCTATTAGCAGAAAAAGAGGAATATGAAAAATTGATTCGAAGAAAGGGAGGGAAGTGATTAAGTGCTAGCAACCGTAAAACTAAAAGAGCTAATTGAGGGCAAAGAATTTGGTGAAATAAGCGAAGTATATGCAAACAACTTGCCTAAAGAGCTCGAAGAAAACACCGATAAGACAATCGTTTTGCTCACTGAAAGCAATCCATCCCTTGACTTAAGCGGAAACAATACCTTTTTCAGTAAAACAGATAGAGTAGAAGTCCAGATTTTCTACAAGGCTGACATCGATTTCGATATCGAAGCCTTTGAGATGGAACTATTGAAATTCCTAAAATCTGAACACTACTCAATTACAGACATGAGAGAACACAGCATAGACCCCGACACATTGCAGATTACGGCGGTCTTTTTTGTTGCTCTTGATAAGCTTATTTAACAAAGGAGAAATAACTATATGGCAATTGTAGGTTTGAAAATGGTCCGCCTTGCTTTGGTTGACCCTAAAACCCAAAAACTACTTAAAGGTGCTGATGGCCTTTCAACAGACGGTGTAATCGAAGTTGATTCAGCTATGCTTGGTACTCGTACCGCTAACATTTCTAACTTGGAAGGTCAAGCGACTAAAATTCCTGGGAACAATTCAGTGCAAGATGTTATGATTGCGCCTGGATCACCAACAGTAGCATTTGACTTCAATAACCTTGACTTTGAAATCAAACAAAAAATGCTTGGTTTCAAAGCAGACGGCAAAGGTGGTTATGTGATGGACGGTGAAAAACCACACACGGCGGTGTTGATTGAATCTGAAACGCTTGACCGCAAACACTCAGTGTTCTTCGGTTTTGCTAATGGGATCATGCAAGAATCAACTCAAAACGTTGCGACTGACACTGATACTGCCCAAACTCGTCAAGACGACAACATGACATTTAACGCCTTGTCAGCGACTGCGTTCGGTGGTGAACCTTACAAGAAATACTATTCTGGAGCATCTACTTTCGACAAAGCCAACATGTTCAAAGAAGTTTTCGGTGGATATGCCCTTACAGGAGCCGGCGTACTACCAGGCTAAATAATTCGCAAGAGGTCGGGCTCATGGCCTGACCTCTATTTTTGTTAAAAGGAGTGAAGATAAATGGAAATCAAAACTATTAAAATCCCAGAAATCAGCAAGAAGGCATTTGAAGTAGCTACAAGCAACCGAAATGTCTTGCGTATGCACGAGTACCAACTTGCCGTGCTTAAAATCAGCGACACCGTTGAAGAAGGTGACACGCAAGAGCAAGCACAAGCAAGCTTCACAATCCTCAAAGAAATGCTTGGGTTTATCCGTGCTGTTCTCAAGTTGGATGATGAAGCCTATGACAAATTGCTTGATTTGGACAACGAACGTACACAAGAGATTGCCGAAAAATTGGTGGGCTACATGTACGGATTGACAGACGAACAACTTGAAAATGCCGCTGGTGAAACCGACCCAAAAGACTAAAGTCTAAGGGCGAACAGATTTTTGATTTAGAAAATAGCATTGAGGACTTAAAACTCGTTGCTAAAAAATCAATCCAAGGTTTTGGGTGGACACTAGATCAGTATTACGACACTGACTATTATGAGCTAATGAAAATTTTGAATGCTAAAGAGGAAGAAGATAGGATGGTTGACCCAACATCTTTGCTCTAAATTTTTAAGGAAAGGAGGAAAAATATTACATGGCAAAAGTACAAGCTACCATGTCCACGGAAATCGCCTTGGATACGCTACAGGCTGCCAATTCGATTAAGCGGTTAACTCAGTTAGTCAATAGTTCTACGAACGCATGGAAGGCACAAGAAAGCCAAATGCGTAGCGCTGGTGACTATCTAGGAGCAGCACAAGCTAAGTATGACGGTTTGGGAAATGCCATCCAAAACCAACAACATAAGATTGAGAAACTGAAACAAGAGCAGTCTCAACTTAAAGGTAGCACCGCTGAAACCGCTGAACAGTACCTTAAGTACCAACAACAGATTGACCAAGCTACTACACGTTTGGCATCGTTGGAAAATCAACAGCGACAAGCTAAGAATAGCCTAGATTACCACAAGTCTGGGCTATCCGAATTGCAGCGTGAGTACAAAGCTCAAAATGAAGCCTCAGATACTTATATCAAGCGTCTGAAAGCAGAAGGCAAAGAGGACGAAGCTAGGCAAGAACAACTCAAGCAATACAAGGGTTCTATTACTAACTTAAACAAGCAGTACGAGACCCAAAAAGAAATGCTTGAGCGTGTGGCAAAACAATCCGGAAGAACGAGCGATGAATATCGCAAGCAAAAGCAACGTTTGGATGAAACTGCCACCAGTCTTGCACATACTCGCAATGCTGCCGATAAGTTGAATGATGAGATTGAACAAAGTCAACGATCTAGCTCACTCATCGGACGCTTGAAAGATAGTTTTAAACGTTTAGGTAGTGAAGTTAGTGAAACTGAAACGAAAACCTCACGTTTGAAAGGTATCTTCGGAGCTACGTTTGCAGCTAACTTGATTAGCAACGGTTTCCAAAACGCATTGGGAGCTATCAAGGGTAAGTTTGACGAAATCGCACAATCCAGTGCTGAGTATGTCAAATACCAACAAACCATGAACGCCACTTGGCTAACCTTGACGGGCAATGCCGAAGAAGGTAAGAAAATGGTCGATATGACCAACCAAATGGCACAAGCAGCGGCCAACTCAACCGAAATGGTTGACGGCATGAACCAAAAATTCTATGCCGTTACTCACAATACCGAGTTAACTAAGCAACAAACACAAGCCATTTTGACATTGCAAGATGCGTTCGGTCAAACCGATGCAGCCGTTGAGAATTTCGCTACGCAATGGGCGCAAATGATTGCTAATGGTAAGGTCCAAGGGCAAGACATGATGTCAATCATCAATGTCTTCCCAGAGATGAAAAACCAACTTAAAGAAGTGGCAGCACAAGAGCTTGGCATTGCAGACATGACCGCTGATAAATATGCGGAGCTCCAAAAAGACGGTAAGATTACCGCTGAGATGGCACAGAAAGCCTTGTTTGAGTTGCAAGACAAGTACAAGGATGCCACTGCTAACTTCTCAACCACTATCGGCGGTCTCGAAAGAACGATTCAGTCCCGCATGCCAGCGGTGGTTGCAGCGTTTCGTGACCCAATTGACAAAATGAAAAACCCATTCTTACAACAGATTGGTAATTGGGTTGCTGATCCTAACACTGAAACTAAGTTTAAAGATTTAGGGGAACACGTTTCCAAAGGTCTAGGCACTATCATGGATGCCTTTTCTAAGGTGTTTAATTTAGGTAGTGGAACCGATAAGCTCAATGGCTTCATGGATGGTCTTAATAAGTTTGTCGATAATCTGAGTAAGAGCATTGCTAATAACGCCCCTAAAATTGTAGCTTTCTTCAAGGAAACCAAAGACAGTTTGGGTGCAGTTTTCAGCATAGGTAAAGATTTTGCTGGCGGCGTTTGGGAAGTTGCTGTTGACATGATTAAAGGTGTCGCTGGTGCGTTTAACCTCATGACTGGCAACGGTAAGAAGGCTAAAGGGCCAGTTACATCACTGTCCAAGGCTTTGGGTGGTATCGCCAAACATAAGACGGCTATTAAAACAGTTGGCTCTTTGTTTGCAGCTTACTTTGTGGGCTCTAAAATCGCACTTGGTATAACGGCGGTTGTCAAAGGGATTCAAGCATGGCGCACAGCTACGGTTGGGATGACAGCGGCTCAAAAAGCAATGAATCTAGCAATGGCTTCCAACCCTATCGGTTTAATCGTGGTTGCAGTGACTACGGCTATTACTGCCTTGGTATTGCTTTATAAACACAACAAGAAATTCAAAGCCTTTGTGGACGGCATGTTTTCTGCTGCCAAAAAAGCCTTTGATAACATCTTCAAAGTGACCAAAGAAATTTTTGGCAAGATCATTGATTTCTTTAAAAAGGACTGGAAACAGGTCCTTTTATTTATTGCCAATCCAATTGCTGGAGCTTTTGCTTTAATCTATAAGCATAATAAGAAATTCAAAGCCTTTGTAGATGGCATCGTTAAGAACATCAAGGATATGGCTAAAGGCGTTGCAAAACACATGACTAGCCTTAAAAAAGATTGGGGCGAAAAGTGGGACAACGTCAAGAAATTCGCATCTAAAACGTGGGAAGGTATCAAGGGCAACGCTACTGAAGCAATGACCGCCCTTGGTAAAGATATCGACAAGCACCATAAAGGCATTAATAAGAATTGGTTTGATGGTTGGGAAAATTCCAAGAAATTCCTATCTAAAAAATGGGATGAAATCGGAGCGTTAACACAAGAAAAATTCGGTGTTAACATTACCAAACTGATTACCGACGCATTAACCAACATTGCTAAGTTCTTCAAAGATACTTGGGACAATGTTAAAAAAGGTTTTGGCGAAATGTGGGATGGCATGAGAAAACTTGCCGGTGATGGTATCAACGCTGTCATCGCCTTGCCAAACGCTGGTATTGATGGTATTAACAAACTGATTTCTGATTTCGGTGGTAGCAAAGAGGCTATCTCTAAAATTCCGAAAGTTAAGTTTGCTGGCGGTACTGGTATGTTTAGCTCATACCGTAACCCAATCACCAAGCCTACGTTAGCTACTCTTAATGATGGCTACGATAGCCCAGAGACCAACAACCAAGAAATGGTAATCTTGCCTAACGGCAAGTCATTCTTGCCACAAGGCAGAAACGTTGAGTATCTCTTGCCGGCTGGTTCGGAAGTCATCAATGCTAGTGAACTGGCCATGCTTATGGGCGTTGAACGTGGAGCGTTTGCAAAAGGTACTGGATTCTGGTCTAAAATCTGGGATACGGCCACTAACGTTGCTGGCTCAGTGTGGGATACCATGAAAAGCGGTGTCGATAAATTCATGAAAATGATTGAGTTTGTCACCGACGTCGTTAAAGACCCAGTTGGATCATTAGCTAAAAAATTCAGCCCTAATGCTGATAAATTAGCCGGTATGTTTAACCCGCTCGGTAATGCGTTGTATAAGAAACCGGTCGAAGAAGCTAAGAATTGGTGGAAAGAGCTTTGGTCTATGGCCAATGCCTCAATGGATGAAGGCACGGCGGCTATGGGTGCTAAAGGCGACGACTACCGCTTTAAAGACAAGGCAAAAGACGCTGGTGCTGACCCATGGGGTTACTTCTATCGTGAGTGTGTATCTTTCGTTGCCAGCCGTTTGGCGAACCTTGGTGTTAAACCTAGCTTGTTTAGTCACCTTGGAAATGGTAACCAATGGATATCTGCTAGCGTGCCACACTTAAGCAGACCTAAACCGGGTACGGTTGCAGTCTACACTGGTGGGCCAGTATCAAGCAACCACGTTGACTTTGTCACTGCTGTTCATGGCGATACCTACGATGGTGAAGAATACAACTATGGCGGTAACGGTCAATACCATCAATACACTGGCCGTCATATTGCTAACGCTGCTACCTTCCTTGATTTCGGTGTTCGAGACAGTGGAAGTAGTGGCGGTGATGATAGCAAGCCTTTGAAAGACCGTAACAGTCCACTTCAAACCCTGATTAAACGCCAAGTCGGTGGCATGTTCGATTGGATTAAGAAAACCCTTGGTCCGTTGCTCAGCCCTCCGGGTGGTGGTGAAGATGGGCCTCAAGGTACCGGAGTAGCTAGATGGCGTGAGTCCGTAGTTAGAGCGTTGAAGGCTAATGGTATTGAACCAAATGACTTCCGTGTTTCTAAAATTTTGGCGACTATCCAGCGCGAATCTGGTGGTGACCCTAACGTACAAAACAACTGGGATATCAATGCCATCAACGGTACACCATCTATTGGTTTGATGCAGACCATTGGCCCAACATTTAACGCTTATAAACACCCAGGACACAATAACATCCGTAATGGTTATGATAACTTGCTTGCTGCAATCAACTACATCAAGCATCGTTATGGTACTTCGGATGCGGCCTTTAACCGTGTCGCAGCCTATGGCTATGCTAACGGTGGTCTAGTCCACAAGAATGGTGTTTATGAATTAGCTGAAGGCGATATGCCAGAATATGTCATTCCAACGGATATCGCAAAACGTGGTAGGGCGTGGCAACTACTTACTGAAGCAGTGGCACGTTTTGCTGGTGATGCCCCACAAGGCAATCACGATAACACTTCAGACCGTGAGCGTGTTTCTGTTCTGGAAGATAAATTAGATGTCATGATTGGTTTGCTAAGTCAATTAGTAACCAACGGCTCTAACCCAATCGAGATCAGAAACGTTATCGATGGAAGAAGTGTGTCAAACGGTCTAGCACCGTTCATGACAAAAGCAACAAACGATTATGAACGCAGACAAGCGTTGTTAGGAGGTAGCATTATTTGATAGGAATGTCAGTGATTTACGACGGTAAAAACTTAACCGAATTATTCAATGAGGGGCGAGGGCGTACCGTTCCAGTAGATGTCACGAAAAATGTGGCATCTAACTTCAATAACAACTATCAAGACCAAGGGCGTAGGCGTTACGGTCAGCAATTCCTATATAGCACCTTGTCCGTTAAGCAGATTCAAGTATCGTTTAACTTGGTCGGAAACTACGACTACTTTAATACCATCGCTGAAACGCTGGGCGGTTATCTCAACGTAGACAAGCCTAAACCATTGATTTTCGGCGATGAGCCTAACAAGGTTTGGGAAGCTATCCCGTCTGGTCAAGCGTCGCTGGCGGTTGATAAGAACACCGCACCGATTACCGCAACGGTAACGGTTACATTCGATGTTCCGAAAAGCTACGGTGAGAACAAGGCACAAGCCTTGGTAAGTAGCGACGGTGAAACCAAGTACGGAAGTATTAAGAAAGTCTCTACTGGACATTACAAGGCAACTCTAAAAAACTTTGGTACGGCTGAAACTTACCCAGATATTAAGCTGAAGTTTAACTCAGATAATGGTTGGGTTGGGATTATTAAGAGCTCTAGCGAAAACTACGAGATTGGGAATCCTAACGAGGTAGATAGTCGAACTGTTAAGCAATCTGAGATTTTATTTGACTATGTTTCAAATGGTTGGATTACGAAGGGGTTTGCCGAAGGGGTTAAAAATCGAGGTATTTTCAATGACGACACACATTCCCTCAACGGGACCTTGGTTATCGATAACGCATGGGGGAGACCGCACATTGCGTTGACTAACACTGGTGGCGGGGATAGAAATCTTAGAGGGGCATCGTTAACATGGGAAATCCCAGTTGATAGTTATGGTGAGAAAGGTGCGTTATACGAATATTTTTGGTGGCGACAAATATTGTGGCTAGGTGCTGCACATCAATATGGTTTTATCAAAATTTCGGTTACTTCTGAAACCGGAGAGTTCCTCTACGGCGTGGAAACCTATAAGAATACCGCTGGTTTTGATTGCCACTATAATTTTATGGCTGGAGATGGTAAAGGCGGTTACAAAATTCTCGATAGAAAATATTTCTATGGGACACACGTTTCAACAGCCAATCCATTCAACGAGCCACAAGGGTGGTCTGATGTCCAACGCTTTGACGATGTTCTTCAATTTTACTGGCAAGGCTCATATCCAAGATATACCGTACCAGAGATTAAAGGTAAAAAATCAGCCAAAATCAGCGTTGGTATTTTTGGAATTAGTGACTGGCCACTAATAACGCACTTATACCTTGACAGTTTTGTTTATCGGAAAGACTACCCTAACAACGGGATAGGCATCCCTAACCGTTTCCGTAAAGGTTCTATCCTTGAAATAGACATGACTAAAGGAAAAACATTCGTTGATAACTTGCCAGCGTCTAATGAGTTAACTTACTTGTCCGAGCCTTTCAGCGTTGGGACGGGTGAAACAGAAATCGATATTTACACATCAAGTTGGGTAAGAACTGACCCAACTATTGAAATTTCTTGGAAGGAGCGTTATGTTTAATGCAAATTTGGATTCATGATAAAAACATGCGTAAGGTTTGTGCCCTAAACAATAACGTTCCGGGCATGCTGCCCTATTCGAATAGCCAATGGCACACATATCTTGAGTATTCAACCAGTACTTTCGATTTTACAATTCCTAAAATCGTCAATGGTAAGTTGCATGATGATGTAGCTTACATCAACGATCAAATGTATGTGTCATTCTTCTACGATAATACCTATCACGTTTTTTATGTGTCACAACTCGTTGAAAACGATGATAGTTTCCAAGTGACTTGTAATAACACTAATCTTGAGTTAGCTATGGAAAGCTCACGCCCTCTCGTTAGCAGTAACGGAGCTAAAAGTATTGAGTGGTATCTTCAAAATCTCGACTTGCTTGGTTTTGCAGGTCTTGAAATTGGTATCAATGAAATCGCTGATAAAACGAGAACTATTACGTTCGATTCTCAAAGTGGCACTAAACTAGAGCAGCTTCATAGCTTGATGAATCAATTTGACGCAGAATTTGTTTTTCGCACCGAATTAAAACGAGATGGCACTTTGAAACGTTTTATCATCGACATCTACCAACAGCCGGATGACAAACATCACGGTATTGGCAAGGTTCGAGGTGATGTTATTCTCTGCTACCAAAACGGGTTAAAAGGTGTCCAAGTTGCAAGCGATAAAACTCAGCTATTTAACTTGGGATATTTTACTGGTGAAGGTATTGACCTTAGTTCAGTTAACATTGAGGAAACAAATCAAAACGGCGAGATTGAATTTTATTCAAAAAAAGGTAGTCCTATGCTATACGCACCGATATCAGCAAAGATGTACCCTTCAGCTCTTGGTGATACAGGTTTGGATAACTGGACACGTAAGGACTTTCAAACAGAATACAAAAATATCGATGCGTTAAAAGGCTACGCATTGCGTACCATCAAGCAATACGCTTACCCATTATTGACCTATACCGTTGACATTCAATCTAGCTTCATTGAAAACTACAAGGATATCAATTTAGGTGACACTGTCAAGATTATTAATAATAATTTTAGAGGTGGTCTAGCCCTTGAAGCTCGCGTGTCTGAAATGGTAATCAGCTTTGATATGCCATTAAATAATTCGGTTGTATTTACCAATTTCAGAAAGCTGGACAATAAACCATCCGACAACTTGCAACAACGCATTGATGAGATTGTTTCCAAATCTCTGCCATACCGTGTCGAGATCGCGACAACGAATGGTACAGTGTTTAAGAACGGTGTTGGTCGTTCGACTGTTCGACCCGTCTTAAAGCAAGGCAATAGAGTGGTTGACGCTACATGGCGTTTCGTTATCGATGGTGCTATTAAGTATGCGGGTATGACCTATGATATGGTAGCATCTCAGATTACCCAACCAACAGCCTTAACGGTTTCAGCATGGGTGGATAATAAAGAAGTAGCTTCGGAAGAGGTTACTTTTTTAAATGTCTCCGATGGCCGAAATGGTGTCAAGGGAGATAAAGGCGACCCCGGACCTAAAGGGGATAAAGGCGAGCAGGGCCCGAAAGGCGATAGAGGTAATGACGGCTTACCCGGAAAAAACGGGGTAGGCTTGAAGTCTACCACTATCACTTACGGCATGAGCG